GTGATTCTAATTTACCAGCATATCTAAAGAAGCCATTTTCTGACATCCAGTATGCAGCACCATCAACTTCTACACACGCATTTTGTCCTGTGAGTCCACAGTTAGTTCCAACCTGTGCAAACGCAAATGTAAATGGTTGACCAACAAAACGTTGAGTGAACAATGCAGTATCAGTCCAAACATAAATTGCATCACGACCTCTAATCGCTCCTCTAATCTGTGATCCATCAGCCAGTCTCTGTGTGCCAGCTGTATTAGTTGCTGTTGGTATATATGTGTTTATATCTTCTTGATCTGAAAATCTAATAAACATGTCATCTTGTGTTGCCGCATTGCCAATAGTTGTTTCAGTTCCAAAAAATACTAAGTGACGATCCGGTGTAGATACAACCATGTGTCTTGATGCAGTCGGTGCACCAGATATAATTGTTGCTCTTGTTTCTGTTGCTGCTGATAAAGAAGAGTCCCAAGAAAAAACAGCACCATCATGAATTAAACAAATTGCTTTATCACCAAAATTATCTAATGACCACATACCAGGTTCTAGTACTAAGTCTCCTGATGCAGCTTCACCCCAAGCAATAAAATCTGTTGTGTTTGTTATGGTCGCCCCATCGCTGTGCGCTGCTTTACTTGTATTTCTAACCTCTCTTGTTACACCTGTCAATGTGTTGCCTGTGATACCCGTGTAAGATATTTCCTCTGTGCCTATTTTTATAAAACTAGTTCCAGAGCTAGGAAACTGAGATGCATCAGTTAATACAATTGTAGTTGTTGAATCATTAATTGCACCATTCAATGTTGTTGTTACAGCATTAGACGCTTCACCACCCCAAGAACTAAGACCCCAACCAAAACCTTTTTCTTGCACAGCGGATCCAACCGTATAATAATGTTGAACTCTAATGCCTCCTGATGTGGTTGCACCAGATCCTGATTCTGCTGATGGCATTGTAATAGTTATTGTTTCAGTTGTAGGCACCGTGGTAACCATAAACTTTTTATTATCAAAGTCTGATGCACTAAAATTAGAATTAGTAATACTACTAAAATTATCTAATAAAATAATATCTTGTGGGTTTATACCATGAGCACTAGAAAAAGTTATTGTAACAGATGTTGATCCATTGGTCGTGGTAAATGCACTTGTAAGTGTTGTTGTAGATTTAATAGGATGTATGTCATAAAATACACCACCTGAATATGCATATAAAATTCTATTCGTGCCTATAATAGCATATCTTCTACCTAAACTATTAACAAAATGATGAAGACCTCTACCAGCACCAGTTAATTCATTTTCATTTAAATTACCTAATTGACTCCAGCCTCCCATTTTTTCTGGAATACCATACCTAAATCTAACATTATCACAATCAATCCACTGGCCTTCTGCTTGAGTTGGTGTGATTTGTTTGTTAATACCTGGTTGAAATCCTATTTTCTGTAGCATAGCGCACGATTATACAACAAATATTATAAAAATATAGTCTCTTTTTATCTCCAGTTTATATTGATATTAAACCTAGCTTGTTGATTTGTACAATTAGTGCTTGAGTGAGAGACAGAGGGATCAAACAATAATACACGATTTGCCACTGACTTTATAAATTTTTTACCCACATAGGTGCCACCATTACAAGTGTTAAGAGATAGGATAGCTCCTTCATGTGACATGGGCAAATCCTTGTGAGCTCTGTGTTTTATTATTTTTTCACTCCTTGTATAGCAGTTTACCTTTGCCCTTCTTAAAAATAAAATATTTAATTTATTTAATAATGGATCTATTGTTTTAAAAAAATCACTATTAACAACATTTTGATCGTAAAGAGTATGAACAAAGTAAAAATTTTTAGTATCTTTCTCATCAACAACCGTATTATTAAAATAGTACGGAAAATTATCAGACATAAAAGTTTCTTGTATTTTTTTAAAGTCATTGTCTGGAAGAAAATTATCTATAATCTTCATGCTCTTAAAATTTGTAAGAAATTATCATGCACATAGTCTGCATTAAAATTAAACGATATAATTGTTTTTCTTTTTTTAGTTTGAGAAGGAGGTGCTCTGTGTATGAACATACTTGGAAATATAATAACATCTCCTTGCTTTACATCTATATCGATAATTTTTAAAGATAAAGGCTCTACTATTTGAGTCTTAGGAGAGTTTTTTCCAAACTCTAAATAATATACACCTGTAAAGTTATGTCCATGAACGTGCCAACCATGTGTATCTCCTTTACCATATTGTTGAAACCACAACTCAAAAATTTGTATTTTAGATAAACCTATCTTTTTTACTTCTTCTGTAAAATGTTTTTGTAAATGAGGACCTACTAATTTAACCCACTCCCTTTCTGTATCATGTCTTCTGTTCCAATCTACTCTTGAAATGCTATCCGTAAAATAATCATCATCTTGTTTTAAAGAACCTGATTTTTGTTTATTTATTAACTCTAATAATTCTTTCTTTATTTTAGAGTTTTCTTTAAGTTTATTTTTTAAGATAGGAAAGTTAAAAGGTATCATTTTCTAAACCAAGGCGGCAGTCCTAAATGTGGACGTTTATCATATATATTTTTTTTAGCTCCCGGTGTTTTAATATTATTATAGTGTAAAAAAACTTGAACACATTCATTACCTGTAAATGGTTTTCTCCAATGTTCTAATTCACATCCTCTATAAACTAACATGTCTCCTTGTTTTAAATCTACTTTAATACCTTTTTTATCCGTCTTTCCTGATGGTTCTAAATAAATTGGCCAAGGGTCACCACCAAGATTCATAGTAGTAGATATCTCACAGCTAAATCTATCTTTATGTCTTTTTAATTCATCGCCCGGTTTATATATTCTAGCATAAGTATAAGCTGGATATAATTTTAATCCTGTTACTTTTTCCATATCTGGCTGACATTTTAACATTAAAGTTTCCATAGCAATGTTGGCATATTGAGAATATGTGTTTGGTATTTGTGTATCACTATAGTCTCCTAACATAATTTCAAAAGGCGATATGTATTTTGCTTTTATACAGGTATCATAAACTTGTTTTTGCATATAAAAATAATTTGCAATAAAAGCTGCTAAATCTTTTGATATTGCTTGTTTAATAACTGCGTATTTATTTTTTTTAAAACTCATATTACGTCAAAGGCTATTGTATATCTTTTTATTTTTTTAGAAGTAAGAGGTATTGAGTGTTTCTGTAAGTTATTAAACTGCAATAAACTATTCTCTACTCCTTTTGTATGTTTTATTACATCATAAAATTCTGAAGATTCAAGAAAAATAGTGCCATCCCCTGTTGGGTTATGTAAATAATAAACAAATGAATATTTACAATCAGGATGATTGTGCCAACATATTATATTTCCTACAGAACACACACCCCAACATTTATGTATTTGATATGGTTTTATATATTTTTGTACTGACTCTACAAAAGGTTTCATTTCAGATCTTAAGTGCATATTATTTGGTGTTTGTAAACAAGGATAACTTCCACCTAAATCCTCTACCTCTTCTTTAATAAATTTAAAAATTTTTTTCTTATCTTTTTCTTTTAAGATGTTTTTATATATTTTCATATAAGCCTATACCATCCTGTAGCTATTATCTTTTCTTTATTAACTATCTGACCTTTGTGAGTATGTGTCCAGTCTGGTGGCCAAATTATAGTCAAACCTTTTACTGCGGGTGTAGTTAAGTTTTGATATTTAAAATGAGTCCCTCCATTTTCTACAGTATTTAAATATGTCATAAAAACTAAAACTCTATACATGTTAGCTTGTTCTCCTCTTTCATAATGCCATTTTTTAAAACCACCATTTTTGGGATACCATTGAATATTAAAATTTTCTATATCAAATCTAGGGAGCCAATTTATTTCAGGAAACTCTTTTACATATAAATTTAAAGCTTCTTGTAAAAAATATCTATATGCACCAACACCTTTTTCAAAGTTATCGTATTGTACATCTAAATCTATTGACTCTTTATTTTGATTATCAACTGTTTCTTTTCCCATGTCTAAACAAGTTCCTTTATTAGTTAAATGTTTATTTTTGTTAAAATAATTAATCATCCCATCACAAACTTCTTCTGGCATATACCACCCTCTAATAAAACTATCTTTAGGAAACTCGTGCTTTTTCATCTACAGCTCCTACTAAAATTTGTTTATCTTTGTTAGACATCTCTGCTCTATGTAATACATTGGAATCAAAAAAAATTAATTTACCTAATTCAGGAGTTACTCTTTTGTTTACAGGTTCTTTAAAAATAGTGTCCCCATCAGAGTCATTTAAATATAATATAAAAGAATACTTTTCTGTTTTTTCATGATTATGTTCTGTTTGATATCCATTTTTATAATATCTAATATAGTGTATCCAAAATATTTTTTTGTAAAAATTATCAAAAGGTAATATTTTTTTTAACATATCCTGATTAAAAATACTTACTATGTTAGGTGTTTGAAAACCATTTTTAGTGTGAGAAATGTCACTAATATTTTTATAGTCATGTTTTTGTAATATAGATATAATCTCTTTAACTGTTTTTTTAGGTATATTTATTTCTTTAAACAAGGTTTCCACTCACTATTAATCTGTTATTATTTTTATTAGGTCTTACTTCATGTGGCATATATCCAGGAAATAATAATAATGTGCCTGGTATAAATTCAAAATCTTTAGGTTTGTTTATATCTACATAAGGATAACCCACATCATAAAAAGATATAGGAGAAGAATTTTTATCACCTTCAATAAACCAAACAAATGATTTGTGTTTAGGGTGATGTGTGTGAATTGAATGATGACCATATTTTAAATATCGTTGAACCCAACAATGATTTAATTTTAAATTAAAATGTTTTAAAATAGGATCTAATTTTTCAATTACTAACTTATCTAAACTTTCATGTATATCATAGAAAGACGTATGATTCATTCCTGGAATTTTTTCGTCATCTTTAAGTTTAATTTTTTTAATTAATTTTTTACTTGCAGCATCTACTTTAATATAATCTTGAAATATGGTGTATGTAAAAGAATGACTAAGCATTTTTTGCCATTCCTTTTGGCACAGCTTGTATGTTCCAATGTATAAATCTAAAAGGTTCTATGCCATAATCCACAGTAAATTCATGTTCTAAATAACCTGGAAACATTATTAATACTCCTGGTTTTACTTTAAACTGAACTAATTCAGTTCCGTATGTAACATCCGATTGTTTTTTTACTTTTAACTTAGTAGCTCGAGCTCCTGTTCTTGGTTCATGAAAGACAGGATACGATGTTTTATCACTAGCTTTTAAAAAATAAAAACCCGATACATGTTGATTCCAATGTATATGTGCAGAGTGATTGCCACCACCTTTTTTAGCAAACTCTTGCACCCACATTTCACTAAACATTGTTTGGTATTCTGACATATCATAACCTTGCCAGTTTAAAAACTCCCACGATTTTTGACCAATGTAATTTCTTAGATCTAAAAAATCATTATCTAATGTAAGAGGAGTTGAATGATAAGATGTTCCAAAATCACCGTGTTTTTTTATATGGTCTTTTTGTCTAGCCTTAGCTTGTTTAATATATTTATCAGAGGCTTTGTTTAAACTTTTTACAAACTCTGGTTTGTATTCTGTGCATATTGGTGTTTTAAAATATTCGTTTACTTCCATGGTTGTCCAAGATTCCACATAACTAATGAATATCTTGTCCCTGCAGTTACTGGTTTTACTCTGTGCCACACATGACTTGGAAATACAATAATAGATCCTTTGGGTAATATTTCTTTACATTGCACTCTATGTATAGATTCATCTCTCATGTTTGGTTCATAATTTCTAAAATCAAATTCCAGCTCTCCACCACTATATTCTGAACCATCTGTTAGTTGACATGTCATAGAAATTTTTCTTATTTTACCTTTAGTATTTCCTTTTTCGTATGGTTGATTCCAACTGTCACAATGCCAATCGTAATATTGATTAAGTTTATATTTTGTAAATTGTATTTGTTCACTAAAATCCCATTCAAAATTCCAACCAGCCTCTTCATTAGCAGCTTTAATATACGGATGTAATTCTTTATATATCCAGGTTTCATCCAACCATACTAAATCTGATTTTCTTTTTCTTTGCATATTAAATATTTCATCTTTAGATAATTTTTCTTTGTCATAACCACCTGTTCTTGCCATAGACTCAGATTTAGATAATGAATATTTAATTATGTCATCACATAATTTAGGTGGCAATGCAGATGTAAAATACCAATAATAATTTTTTAAGTTCATATAAAAGTAAATACTCCTATTCGTCTTAGCTGATCGTGTTTACAAAACCCAAAGCTATGAAAATGTAATCCATCACACATCATAACTTTACCTTTTTCAGGTTTGATTCTTTTTAACACTTTAAGTTTTTTTACTCTAGGCGACTCAATGTCTATGACTACTTTACCTTTGGTATATTTTTTATCAAAGATTATAGTGTCTCCTGAAGTATCTTCTAAATATATTATAAGCAATTTATGTTTAAATGTAAAATCTACGTGAGGGCAAACAAAAGAATATTTACTATTAGACATACTAAAATTAAGAGCAGCTCTTGTAAATCTAGTAAAAGAAACATTATGTTGTTTGCAAAACCTTTTAATTATTCCTTCAAAGAGATAATAATACTTAGAGTTAGGCACTGGTTCTTCACCATTATCACATCTTTTAACTAGAGTGTGGGTTACCATAGGAAATATTCTACGCCCTAAATAACTATCAAAATGATACCACGGAAAAGTATTTTGTAAAATTTCATTGTCAATAATTTTAAGTTCTTCTTTGTTTAGGAAGTTTTTAGATATATTCATAACTTATGAATTGAACAAAATTTATTAATTCTTTCTGATTATTTTCTATACGATAATAATTATTTGCTGGAAACATTATAAATTTGTTATGTGTTAATGACATATCCCAACTTCTGCCTTTTCTTCTATTATCATCATAGTAAATTTTAACATTACAATCTACGGCGTTAACACCATATAACAAAATAAAATCAGGAGAGTTTCTTAAATCTACAGGATCTACCTCTGTTTTAAAATCTGTCTTATCATTAGGAAGATACATATTACCCCAAGTTTTTTTATTAATTAATGTTAAATTATGTTTAACACGTATGTGCTCTATAATGTATTTATTGAGTCTATCCCAAGTTGTAGAAAATGGCATGTCTTGTCCAGTATAAGAACTTTTAAAAATGTCTTGAGATAATATAAAAGGATCTATATCATAACCTTTAGGCATCTTAACGTCGCCAAAATATATCGCTTGTTCACTTAATACTTTCTTTTGCATATCTATATATGTTTTTAAAACTTATATGTTATGCTTGTAAATCTGTCAATACCCAACCAGTTGTATTATCTGCTTGGTAAGCAGACTCGTCCCATGTGTATTCCCAAAAATTAGTAACAGCCTCGTTTTGTGCTTGTTGTTCTGCTGTTAATGCAGGAGGATCACCTAAAGGTGATTTCCAAGATGCAGTTGCAATATCTTTTGTCCAAGATGCATAAGGTTTTTTTGGCCAAAAGATTTGATTATCTTCGTCCCAAGTATGACCTATACATGCATAATTTCCTCTATAAGGTGTGCCACCTAATCTGTGTGTATTTTCAATTGTATTATATGAAGTTTTTTTCCAAAGTTGTTGTGGCCAGCCATGACATCTTTCTAACCAGTATTGACCTTCAGCTTCAGTTTCAACACCATCTTTATTTGTAGTGTGTTCATCAGCAACAACATGAACGTTTAAAACTATATTCTCTTCTGATATTTTTGCAAAGTGTGCCATAATTAATTTTGAAATTTATACCTTACTACAACGATTCCACTACCACCGTTGACTCCAGTACTAGAAGGTAGTCCTCTTCCACCTCCGCCGCCACCAGTATTAGTTGTTCCAGCCGTTCCCGCAATAGGAGAGTTTTGTCTGTTTCCACCTCGGCCTCCGCCTCCGTTTCCACCAGGTCCACCTGGATCTCCTGTAAGGTCAGCGCCTCCGCCACCTCCACCAGAGTATTGAAAACAATTAGCACCTTTACCAGAAGATGCTGAGTTTGGAACAATATTAACCTGAGCGCCATTTCCTGCAGTTTTACCACTAGCATTTCCAGAAGCTCCTCCACCACCAGCACCAGTTAAGTTTGGCCCTGTTCCTCCATTATTACCTTGTGGGGGACTCACTGGGGGAGTATTACCTGCACCCGGGTTGTTATTTAATCTTCCTGCGCCACCGCCGGAACCACCAGCTCCGCCACCGCCGCTACATTGATTACCACCGCCACCACCAGCAGATGTTATTGATGCAAAAGATGAACTTCCTCCTTGAGCACCACCTGGATTTGGAGTTGATCCTCCACCACCGCCAGCAGCACCGACAACGATTGGCATTGTCCCTACTGATACAGCTTGTCCTGCAACACAACCACCTAATGGGTTTGGTACGGTATAACAACCAGAGGCTGTTCCAGAAGATATTCTAAATCCTCCTCCACCGCCTCCGCCGCCGGTTCCTTGTGCTCCGCCGCCGCCTCCAGCTACAACTAAATAGTCTGCTGCGTTTGAACCTGATGCACTTCCTTTAGAAGTTACACAAAGGTTTCCGTCTCCTGTAAAAATGTGAATTTTATGATCTCCGTCAGTAACAGTTTCGTTACCACCTGTTGCTTCGATGTAAGCTGGTCCCGAACTACCTCCTCCGAAACCTAATACTCTATATCCAAAACCTGCCATTTATTCTCCTTATGCGTCGTTAGCAGCATTTGTAGTAAAGAATAATTTAATTCCAAGCAATCTAGCATCTGCGTTTAAACTATCCGCTGATACATCTCTTGATATTTGAAAGAACACCTGTTCATTTGCGCCAGGTGATCCTGCAATAGTTACTGCTCCACTTACTGATGCTACATCTAAATCGTTTGATGTTCCACTATGTGCTTTTGCTGTTGCAACAACTTGTGTTCCAAAAGCTGTATTAATATCATCGTTGTCAGCGAAAGATACACCAGATAATCCCCATGCAGCTGTTCCTGTATCTGTAGATGTCGCTGTGAAAAAAGCTTGAAAAGTTACTGTGCCTGCATTCCATGATTTAGGAAATGCTACAGTAAATTGTGCAAACTCATCTGAATCTTTGTCAAAGTCTAAAACTTTTATTTCAGGACCATTTGATAATTCTACTTGTGCAGCTTCTGCACCATTTGTAGTATTAGGATACATTGCAAGAGCTGGTATCCAAATAGTTTCTGCACCAGCAATTTTAATTGCACCTGTATTGTCACCAGCATCTACTGCTTTAGCAACTCCAGTTCCATTAGGAGCTATGGTTATGTCTCCATTAGCTGCATCTGTAATAGTAATTGTTT